CTGAGGAATTTGAAAAAGAACTTGGAAACGTACTAGCTACCTTTTCATATCCTCAAACAATAGCAAGAGATATATACGCGCAGCTTGAACCAGACGCTGCTGGTGTACCCTTTGTTCGTGACCTTGCCCTTACGTCTGACGTTAATACAAAGGGAACAGCATACTCTGGGTCAGGTGTCCTTACAGGACAAGCTACACGTATGCTAATGGACACCGACTTCCTACAGTACACCCAGTCTTTCAACGAGGAGAATGATATTAAATACTACAGGTTTTCTAATCCTGTAGCTATTGGCACAGTGAACCCAGTTCTTAAACAAATGTTTGGATCATCCGATGAGCCACCTCTTACTGGTCTTGAGCAAGAGATGAACAAGATGCAGTTAAAAGACTATCAACTTTTCAATACAAGAACTGTACCTAACGCTAGTGTTGATTTAATTCTAAGGCAAAGATTAGCTAAGGGTATCGAGCAGACAGGGGAGCCTAGTCTAGCTGTAGAGTTTGAGGACTGGCGTAAGAATGCTCCAGCGAATAAACGTTTTGGTACTATGACATACGATGAGATCGTAGCTAGTGAAGAGATATCCGAGAAAGACAAGAAGGCTACCTTAGAGGGTTGGATTAAATTAAGGATTCGTCAAGAGCGTGATCGTGTTGAAGCTATGTTTAATTCTTATGTAGCTGAGAAACCCCTACAGGCTAGAGGTTACATCCGAAACAACTACGCAATTATTAGAAACAGAGAGGGTGCTGATGTTTTTGATAGGGCCGCTAAGAGAATGGGTTTCCCTAATGCAGACAGTATGATATCTTCTTCAGAGAATGTTAAACAAGAAATTGATAGAAGGCTTAGACTACTGGCTGCTGTACCACAGTTGGTCGAGAGTGAGCCTTACCAATAAAAATAACCCCCAGTGATCTGCTGGGGGTTTAGTCTATGGGAGAATTACTTCTTATTGTTGTTGGCTTCAAGCATCCTGTCTCGATACTTGTAAGCTTCATCCACGATCTCGTCAGACCGTAGGTACTTGCCAGACGCTATCAAACCAGACAGTGCACATCCAGCAAAGTAATCCCCAAGCTGGATATTTCCAGGGGGAATCACTTCTCTTTCTTTTTGTAGAAACTCTTGGGCTTCTTGCTCAAGGGTTTTTATTTTATTTACGCTCATAGATATCAATCAACTTGTTAAGATACCAACGTGCTTTCTTCAGGTCTTCTATTCTATTCTTGTACCTGTATCTCCACACGTATTTCAGTATGTTGCCTTGGAGATAGCCTTCGCTAAGATCATTGGTGGCAGCCATGATAGCATCAATAGCTTCGATACCACCTGTATTATAGTGTACTGGTTTTTCGACTGGGTCAAACTTTCTTTTCTTCATCTCACTTCTTCCTGCTAATTCTATAAGGTTACTTAAGTCAGTACATTCATTACAGAATCCGTCATCATCTACTAAGCACCCACAACTAGGGCATTCTTCATTCATTGTATACTCCTTTTCTGTACTCTAGTTCAAGAAGTAATTTAGCTTGCTCATTGTCTGACATTATTATCCAGTCACGAATCTCTTCTATTGTCCGTTTACACCCTGCGCAGTAACCATCTTCTATCCGACAGATTAATACGCAGGGTGACTTAACAGTTCCTACTTTCTTTCTACGCTTCCTATTCACACTTACGTAGACCTGTCGCAGGATCAAAGTAGCAAGCGCCACCTTCTTCTATGTAATCATTAGTTTCTTCTACCACTGGTTCCTCTGCTACATCCTCAGAGGTAGAGGCATTCAAGATACCATACCGTTTACCAGAAGCTCTGAAGGTTGTGCAGCCAGAGGCACCTCCATCAAATGCGTCCATGTAAACTTGCTTGAACTCTTCCCAAGATACGTTGGCTCCCACATTGCAGGTCTTAGAACAAGCTGAGTCAACAAACCGTGAGGCGAGATTAAGAACTTTGACATGGTCAAACACTGATAGCTCGTCAGCAGTCTTACCTTTTATCCCAAAGACACGATAGCCATAGTCCTCTACTCGTTCAACTCTTGGTCCGTTGAAGGTTTGGATAGTTCGATCATAGTAATGGGAGAAGACTGGCTCAATCCCTGAGGAGACATTGTCGGCTGATAGGCTGATAGTTCCTGTAGGAGCAACAGACAGGAGATGGCTATTGCGAATGCCATAATTGCGAATAAGATCACGTATACTATCAGGCAAAGACTTAGAAAAATCAGAGTCAAGATACTCATCAGAATATAAAGGAAACGGCCCTTTCTCCATTGCAAGCGATACAGAAGTAGTGTAAGCGACATCTCTAATGACCCCCATAATTTCTTCAAGAGTTTGTAGGAAGCGATCACTACCGTAGTCAAAGCCCAGCGCCTCGATAGCATTTGCTACACCAGTTACGCCAAGACCCATACGTCTTTTACTTTTAGCTTCTTCTTCCTGTTCCTTCAAAGGATATGTTGCTCTGTCAATAACATTATCCATAGCCCTTACAACGTGAGGTATATCATTACGCAACTGATTCATATTGAAAACATACTTACCATCATGCTCTACGATATACTTCGTTAAATTAAAAGAACCTAGAAGACACGCACCATTTGGTGGTAGCGGCTGCTCACCACAGGGATTAGTTGCAGCAATAGTTTCTGTGTACCAAAGGTTATTCTTCTTGTTTATACGATCAATAAAAAGAATACCTGGTTCTGCCCAGTCCCAAGTACTACGAAGGATCTGATCCCACAAGGCTCGTGCACTCACGGTTTTATATACACGTCCTTTAAACTTTAGGTTAAAGTCTCCATCTTCTTTTACTGCTTTCATGAAGTCATCAGTAACACCCACTGAGATATTAAATTGGGTAAGAGTATCACTGTTATTCTTTGCTGTGATAAACTCCTCGATGTCTGGGTGGTCTACCCGAAGCACACCCATTTGTGCACCACGGCGGTGACCAGCGGAGGCGATGGTTCTACATACAGCATCAAAGATACCCATGAAAGAGAGAGGACCAGAAGACTTAGAGTCCAGAGACTTGATGAGTGCTCCTCGTGGGCGAAGAGTAGAGAAGTCGTAGCCTATACCACCACCTAATCTCATAGTCTCTGCGGCACGTCTAGCTGCTTCCATGATGCCATCCATACTGTCTTCAATAGTCATAGACACAAAGCAATTGTAAGGTGTCACACGTCTTGGTGCACCCATAGCTGACTGTACTCGTCCAGCAGGAAGGAAACGCTGATTGTATAGGATGGTTCTAAAGTTATTGAAGTGCGACTCATCATCTTTCAAAGCCTCTGCTACCCGTGTCATAGCTTCTTTAAAAGTCTCACCTGTGGAGCGATACTTCATAGCATGGATCTCTTCTGAGATACCTAGTGTTGGTCCGTACTGTTGTTCTTGTGGTTGAAAGTCTTTCATCTGTTGTCTCCCGATCCTGTTAATTTTCCACGTCTTTGTCTGTCGTTTAGTTTACTGATGTTTAGTTTCATTACATCCTGTAAACCCCGTCCGTATATATTTGCTAAGGCTGTAGTATAAAAGAGTACATCCCCTAGTTCTTTTAGGATATCTTCATTAGTAACTTTACTCTTATCACGAATAAGCTTCTTGATCTTTTCTGCTACTTCTCCTGCCTCTCCCACAAGGCCAAGAATATTCTCTATCAGTCTTTCCTGATCTTTAGTTATGATCTTTTTTTCTACCCACAGGGAGTAGTCCATTGGATCTACATCTTCTTTTGTTTGAAAGTTATCATAGTAACCCATGTTTTCTAAGTCCTCTCCACTTAACATTCTTCTACTTCACACTCCTCTATTAGAACGTCATCCACGTCATACATTGCTGAAGAAACAATCTCCTTCATAACTCTTTCCATATCTTCCAAGTCAGCCTCGATGAAGTTAGCTTCTGGATCTACAGATAGAACTAATCTCACTTCAAACTTCATAGTCAGAATCCTTAGTTATAATTATAAATTTCTTTACGTCAACCATATTCTTTCTTCAATCTCTCAAGGGATACAAACTCTGGTTCGTATACGCCATTGTCTATTTCACGTTTAATGATGCAGCCCTTCCACCATTCTAGATTAGACTGTCCAGCCCATCCTTCCTCACCGCCTTTGAAGCACCCCGCCACCAACCCGATAATCGAATTAGGGTGTGCAGAATCTTTAAAATAGATAGACCGCTTGTGACTATGACCACAAGTACTAGAATGGTTTCTATTCTGGAGGAGGGTATAACCATGGTGAACGCCAGACATAGCTGTCCCATAGTTACCACTAGAAAAGAAATGAGCATATGAGATACCATCGTAGTCAGCGATTGCGGGGGCCGAGTTCCTATACTCGTGGTACTCGTCGAACCAGTGGTCTGTTTGAAGATGCCCGAAGGATATCCCGTACTTGTCTCCCTGTAATCGTGGGTCATGGGCGATAGCCTTTTTAATTCTGTTTTCATGGTTACCTTCGAACCCGATCCAGAATGGTTTTTTATATTTCCTAATGTTTGGTTTCTTGCGTAGTCTTTCCATAGCCTCATTGTAATGTTCCACATCTTTCTCGTAGTTTTGAGATACGATAGCATCAGGGTATCTGGTATCGAAACTGTTCAGAGATTTCATATCAGCACCATCCCCTAAGTCTATAACATAAGTAGGGTTAATATCATAGATAAGTTCACCTAGTAAATCAAACCTATCGTTAGATACACTAGGATCTGTGTGTGCGCAGCTAAATACAATTGCTGTTTTAGTAGACATCTTCTACTACCTTTCTTGTTTTTTCTAGTTGGTCTTGGGTTTTCATTAGATGATCTTCTTTTGTATTACCCATGTCATCAATAACAAATGGACCTGTCTTATGCAGACGGTAGATGTCATCCATAGCATCTTTCATAGAAGAGTAGAAGTATTCTTCTTCGAATTGTTCTAATGTAGAGTATTCACGGGCAAGACACAGATTCCAGATGTGACCTTCATCGTCTGTGTACGGTCCACGTATTACCTGCATTATCTCAAATCTTGGTTTAAACTTCTCTTTCATCTTTAGTCTCCTTTAACCATTCATCAGGTATCACCTTATCAGCATACTTGAATCCGTTCTTCTTACACCAGTCTCCGTAAGAACTCTTAGCTCCTTTGTACAGTTTAGCTTTACTGTTAGCAAACACAAAGCGTATGTCTAACTCAGGGAATTGTTTCTTAATCTCTTTATGTTTACGTCTATCGACAGAGATAAAGCGTCCCTTCGTTTCTATTATGATACCGTTAGCCAGAACAAAGTCAGGCGTGTAGGTTCTTATCTTTAAGTCTACCCACTTAATCTTTTCCTTTTCGTAGGTAAACTTAACTTTCTTTTTCTTTAGGTAGGCTGCAGTATCTTCTTCTAATCCTGATCTGTAGCCTGCCTGTATTCCTCTGAATCTATTCTTGTTGAAAGACACCAGCAAACTCCAAGTCCTCAGGGACCATAGGCTTCTTAACTATGTCTGTCAGAAAAACAGGACGATCAGAATAAATAAACTTACGAAGTCCAGGGTAACACTCCTTCTTGTATTCGCAGTAAGAGCAAGCAGTATCAAGCTTCTTATTGCCTTTAGGATTCTTACTTGATTGAGGAACGGGATTGAACCCACGGTCAGGTGGATCTTCTGAGGCAACCATACTCTTAATATGATTTACGTGTTGTTCCTTTTCTTTCATCTCTTCTGTGAAGTCATAGATGTCTAAGCATACGTGACCATTTACTTTATCAATAACTAGGAAACCACCCTGAGTTTTATTAGTTACTTCAGGATCATCCTTGGCTGCGTACACGTAGGAAGATAGTTGAGATATATAACCAAAGGGATCATCTTCCCTGAGGTTACCTTCCTTAAACTTCTTAAATGCGTAAGGGGATGCAGACTTAACATCAATAGTCATACCATCAATTACCGCATCTCTGTGTCCTTTGATGCCATGTACATCCATACGTGTTTGCATACCAGTAACTTTGTGTCCTGATACAGCGGCTATCGTAAGAACTAACTCTTCAATCATATCGCCATAAAAGAATTTAAGTAAAGCTGATGGCGGTAGAGTTTCCCCTGTGTCTGTCTTGTTTATTTTGTACCAGAGTTTTCTTTCGCATGTTGTACCAAGAGAAGAAAGAGATAGATAACCTCTTGGCTCTTGCGGCTTAGAAAAACGTTGCTCTGCCATGCGAGAGATGTTGCTTGCCATAAAGTCACCAAGAACTTTGTCCCACCCGTTATAA